GATATCCACCTGAGTCACCTAAAATCAATGTATTAGAGCGATCACGTTGTTGAATCATAGATTCTTGAGTCAGGCTCTTATTGAGATCTAGCTGCGCATGTCCTGCGGAGTAAAGACCATACTTGTAGGTAAAGTAGCCCTGTTCGGGGTTTAGAAAATTCATACCTTCGATTTCGCGATCAAATCCTGCAGGGATTCGATCTTTAGGAACAAATTCTTCTAACCTCTGTTTAGCAATATAGGTACTGTAAAAACTGCTGATAGCCGGTAGGTATACAGCATAATCTTTTTGTAAGGGTGTTAAATTAACTGGTGGTCTTTTCATTTTAAGCCTGTGCTGGAATAATGTACTTGTAAGTTGCTAAACCGCTATCCATTGTGATTTGCAATGCACCTGCATCGCTAATGCTCAACTTGCAGTTATTAACATCGGCAATCTTTAAGATGCTAAGAATGGAAGCAACTGGCCATGTATGTGCGCGAGTTAGTTTACCCTTGATATTAGTGGCAAATACAAATTCTCCACCATGTGCGCTCTGGTCTCCAAAGATAAACTTTAGATTTCCGCCGTCGGTCTTAGCCAAAAATGTTGTATGTTCGCTGTTTGCTCCGGCCTGGAAATTAAAACGTTGAACTGCCTGTATGCTAGGAGTAACTTCTACATCCCAGGTTGCGCCTCGAAACTTAACAGTCTTGAGCTTTTCATTGATGATCTCAGTATTCATAAAGCGATAATCATTCTTAAAATCGCCATCTTTGTTTTCAAAGTGAATACCAACCGGAATAGTTACTCCATTGCGCTCGGCTTTAACTACTTCGATCTTGGCATCTTCTTTATATTCTGCACCATCTAGCAAATACTTGAGCTTGTTAAGCTGAGGCATACCAAATATACCTTCCATATCTGCATATGGTGTTGAAGTTTCACCATACATGATTACTGAGCGGTCATCACTCATTGAATCAATTTTAGTCGAACCTGTTTCGCCTGTGATCTTAACAATATTAAGAAAGCCTAGGTTATGTGTATGACTTACGATGTCTTTTAAAATCTGTTGCATTATAGTTGTCCTTTTGATTAATTGTATTTAGAAAATTGATAATTGTCAATAAAATTTTATTCAAAGCTGAATAAACTGGTAAACGAACTGTTTTGTTCTGTAGTAGATTGTAAATCATATTCCAAAACACCGATTAAGTTCTCTAATTTGTTGTCAATAATAGTAGATTCCATTAGCGCATGGTCAAATGGCAGCTCTTGAAACCATTTTGGTAACCTTAATTCATCGACCGGATATGCTACACTGGTAAATCCTATCGGGTTATCTTTAAGTTTGCAGACGATAACCTTCATTCCGTCAACGATTCCCATAGAATACTTGTCGCCATTCATACGCTTCAATGTATTCCAATTAATTGAAGCACGTACATGACCAGGCATATTAGCTTTTCCGGCCTTTTCTTCCTTAGCCTGGTATTCGGTGATGTTGTTGGCCCTCTTAGGACTGCCCTTCTCCCAACCAGGTCTTGCTTTAAACTCTCTGCGGAATTCGGTAATACGATCTAGAATTTCTTTTTCTTCGGTGCCGGTTAGAACACTGGTTAAAATTTCTTCTAGAAATTTCTGCATAAATTCTGGAGTATCTGATCTCTTGAGATCTAATCCCATAGCTTTAATCTTACCAGGCTTACCATTTACGTCCTGTCGCTTATTTTCCTTATCGTAATAAAGAACTGCATAACGCTTTTTAGTAATGAATAGCCCTTTAGAAGCCACAATTTCTCGTCCTGCCTTAATAACTTCGCCTCTCTTCTTAGGACAATGGAAATCATCTAGCATGAATTGAGGAAACGTTGTGTTAACCTCTTCGGCAACATTATTATACAGCTGAATAACTGTTTCTTTATCCCAAGGTAAATTACCTTTTTGAATTTCGTTCTTCAAGGTAGTATATGCACTAAAATAAGCACTATCTGTATCGCCGTATATAATAGCCTTACCTAAATGATCATACTCTCCGGTAATAATCTCGTTAATTTTACTAGCCATATGGCGAGCAATCCTTCTTCCAGTTAGCGTAGTTGATTGCCCGATACGATTATCAAAGAATCTGCAACCAGCATTTAGAATAGCACCATACAAACTATTTAGGTTAATCTTCTTAACCAACTGACGCTTATCCCAGTATTCTTCTTCGACCTTGTTGCCGGCCTCAATTGCAGCCTTTAATTTCTTTTGAAGTTCTTTACGTTCTTTATACCATCGAGCAAGTAATCCAGGAATAACCCCTTCCTTCTCATAAGTAAAAATAGTTCCATTTGCACTTAGTATCCAAGGGTTATTGCTTTCATAAATGAGTTCATAAATCTGAGCACCGGATAATATATCACTGCGCCCATCTTCCCAGTCAATAGTTATTTCGTGAATCTTATCTTTTTTCATCACAAATTCAAACTCATTGCTACCAAATTTTCCTTCCCATGCAGCAGCAAAACTCACACCTTTGGCCATTTTACTAGAAATATCTGCCTTGGTATAATCTTGACGAAGTTGACCAATAATTGTCTCTGGTCCCATGTTTAGCGCACGAATAACGGAAGGATATAGACTATTAATGTCCATTGATCCGATATCTTGATGCAATCCTTTCTTGGGATATGCTACATAAGCGCCTGCTGCCTGTGTATCAAGTTCATCATCTCTCTTAGGACGACTTGGCACAATTAACCCTAAATGATGTGCTTCATTAATAATGGCCTGTTCAGTAACAGCAACAGCGCCCATTGTGGTACTGATCAAAACAGTATTTTCGTGTGCAATTGTGCTAGCTAGGTCAATGAATCTAAGCTTTTTATCTAGTTTGTTTAATAGCGCAGTATCTTGTCGGTTGTATTCGATAAATTTCTTAAAATCGTTATTGTACAATTGATCAAGAGTACCCTCATACGGGATTTTATGTTCCCCTAATTCATATTCAGCAATAGCATCAAGTCTATAACTATGCCGTTCTTCATAGGTATACTTTCGATATAATTCAAGACTATCCATATGAACACGACCTACAAAATCATAGGTTACGGATTCTCTGCCATACTTTTCATATTCTCTCTTCTTAGGAAATTGATCAAGTAGACAAAATCTACGAGTATCTTCTTTACTAAGAACTTTGGTTACGCGATTAACGGTATATGGAATATCGTATCCCTCGCTATTCCAGCCGCTGATAATATCAGCGTCTTCGATTAGTCCTAAGAATGTATCCAACATTTCATGCTCAGTTTCAAACAACATAGTATTAGGAAAATCTTTAACTAGTTCCTCTGCCTGCGACATATTCAAAGTCTTTGGAGGTAATGCCAGTGTTACGAGAGTATCTAACCATTGTAGGTGTATAGAAATCGCAGTAATTGGCATAAAAGGGTCATCGGGGCTCGCATATCCTCTTTCTGGATCAAAATCTACTTCGATGTCAAAGAACGCAATATTAAGTTTAGGCGCTTCTTTTCCTAGATAATTTTCTTCTAAACAACGAAATATAGGATTAATGTCGCTTTCAAACAGCTTGTGTCCGCTGTGTATTCTCTGCTCTTTTTGATGTTCTTTCCAACTTTTGGAACTAACGCGACTGAGGCTTTCTCCTTTAATGCTAAGGTATTTGCCCTTAGGATCAGGATAATAAAAGATATACCTTGCTGGAAATTCTTGAAACAGTCTACCCTTAATTGGATCGCGTTCAACAACCTTGATAATGTCATCGTCACGAGACCAGATAGCGTCTACATAACTCATAATCTTTCCTCTTGTGATTTATGGCTCACAAACCTTCACGTGGCCATTTATGGCTGGCTAAACCTTATTCTTATAATATTTATTTAACCAGCATGTCGTGTGATAAAATTAACACGAACCTTCGTAGGCGAAAAATACTTGTTAAAAATTTCTTCCGCCAATTTAATATCAAATTCTTTGCAACTAAACACATCTAGATATGCTGTTGAATCTGGTTCAACAAAATGTGCACAAATATTGCTAGTTGTAATTAACTGCATTAGACTATATCCGGCTTTATCTTCTCCTGGGAGTAGATATTCTATGATAGGTTCTCCGGCAGCAATCATATCAATTCGTTTGACTAATTCTTTAATAAATTGATAAATTTGATCTCGGTCTTTAATATTATCATTGCAGCCTGAGCAATCTAACATTAAATGATATCCCCAGTAGTTACTCATACTCCGTCATCCTCTTTACGAAGATTAGCATGACCACTAATATCAACAATAGTTTCGAGATCATCAAATTCACGGAATACTTGATCCCATTGATCCTTCAATGCAATCTTAATAGCTTTCTTAATAACGCTGGGTTTAACTTCTAATTCTTCTGCCACAGCCTTGATAGTATCATTTAGACCTTCAGTGAGATCCGAAATCTCCTGCATCACTGTTACGCCTTCGGCAACAATTTGTCTAATTTTATTCTTTTCTGGATCGCCAAAAACTTTACTCATAATTATTATTCTCCTAGTAGATCTACTATACGCGAGCTACTAGGAGAAGTCAACAATTATTTTAATTTACGAATTTCTTTATTTAAGGATTCGGCTAACTTAGATTCGTATGTGCCTTGTTTAATAGATTTCATAGCTTCTTGATAGATTTTACCTTCTTCATGTTGGCTTACCATATAATCCCAGGCTGCAACTAACATTCCTTTTGCTTGTGCAACTTTTTCTTGAACCCATTCAGGTAAATTTTCATCTTCGCCAATGAGCTCGTGTAATCCCTTACATGCTCGCATCATTGTATGTAGATTGATTTTAAGCATTCCGGCTTCGTCGTTATATTCTTCTCCGCCGTTATCATCGAAGTTTTCTGCCATTTCTTGTTTACCGTAATCTTTTACCAATCCTTGTTTAATCCAGCTTGGTAATACTTCTTTGAAGTAGTCGTCCATTTTGGTCATTGGTAGAATATACGCACCGCTATAGTCAACTAGATATCCCGATTCCCCCCACTTACCATAAACTGACTTATCCGGAAATGTTCCGGCTCTATATTTGTCATCCAACGCATTGGAAATCTTTTGAGCAGTTTCGTAATCTGGAATATTAACGGCCACCACCCGTCCTCCGTCGCCTTTTTGCTTATAACGTCCGTGTCCGGTAGAAGGATCATCATCTCCATACCACTCGTGACTTTGTCCACCCCATGCTACAAAATAAGGAGCTCCTCCCCATTTATTACCGCCGATGTCTTTTTCAGGTGACATTTCTTGATCGGCTTCGTCTCGCCAGCTAGAATCTTGGTTACGATTGGCTTCTTCTACGCTTTCTCCCCATCTTCCTTTATATCTATGTCCTGCAGGTCCGGTATAATCGCCGGAACTAGAAGTTTTAAATCCGGGATTTGAAGATGAAACAGTTCCTGCCCCTTGGCGTCGGCGCTTTTCTTGTTCAGCTCTTTTCTTCGCCATTCTTTCGTTGTGTTTTCTTACAAGTTCGGCACCTGCCCATGCAGTACTTAATTCTTTACGATCTCCTGCTGATTTACTACCAGTAGGGAAGTAATCTCTATAACCGTGGAATTCTTTTTCACCTGTGTCGGGATTTGTTTTAGTAATTGGTCTTCCTGGACGAGCAGTTGAACGTGTTAGCGGTTTTAGATCTTCGTCGAAATCTGCTCTACGAAAATCTTTCTTATGCTTTTCTCCACGAATTGTTTTTCCTGTTGCAACGTCCTTATCCCGCGTGTGATGAGCACCTGCTCTGCCTGCAAGATTCGCGTGTCTAGCTACCATGTTACGTTGTTGTGGTTTTTTATCGTTAGGCATACTGTTATCTCTTTATTGGTTGTCCGAAAATGTTTCCCTTCATATCGAGGGCGTTTTTTGCTGCTCCACTTTTTGTTTTGGGCTGAGTTACTTTGGGCTGCGGAGGGGCCTTAGTTCCGCTGTGTCCGGGTGTACCAGTATAAGATTTTTTACCTCTAGCGTTACCCGGACTTAATGCGGGATTCATCCCTAGTGTAGCAACATTAGCGGAGCTTGTTGCTCCTGCTGTTGCGGCTTCTTCTACATTGCTGCCGCGATGATTGCGTGGATCATATCCTTTATTCTCAGTATCTTTATCTGGTGCCAATTTTAAATTTTTAATTTTCTTTTCAAATTTACTTGGTAATTCTACTTTGTTTGCCTTTCCTAAATGGCGATTTGCATCATATTCGTTGCGAAAATTTTCTTCAGTTGGTTCATAAGAAGCGATATCTACCATATGGTCTAGATATTCTTGATAATTTTTAAATCCAACACGCTTCATAGCCATTCCGATATAGGATGGTATCTTGGCCTGAGGTATTCCTAGTTCTTCTATTTTTTTATAAATTTCTTCTATCGGATCGCTGTCAGGGACATATTTTGTGACTTCTAATTGTATAATTCTAGAAACACTGTCTATTAAATCGTGACGTTCGGCTTTCTTTCTATCAGCTATTTCTTTTTTCTTAGCTTCGCGTTCAGCACGCCGGCGTGCCTTGTTCTCGTCGGCCATGTGCTTATATACACTTTGCGCAGCTTCTGCTGTTGTTCCGTTCCAGGATCCTGGACGTTGACTGGTATAATTCCCAGAACCCCAACCTGGTTTACCCGCTTCATCTGATCCTTGAATTGCGCCCGGATGCATAGCTTCTAATAGTTGTTGTATTTTCATTTCTTTTTCTTCTTCTTCTTAGTTGCTTTATTCCAATTGTTTACAGGACTGTGTGTATTAGTATCATTAAGCTCATTACTTCCGCGCGGTGTTATTACTACTCCGCTAAATCCTAGATTTTTTCCTGCTGCTTGTAGAATAGCATCGTCTGCCTTTGTATACCCGATAGTAACCATTTTTTGTCCAATAGGACCTTCTAATGGCATATTATAATCTGGCATTCCTGCCAATGCAACACCGAATCTATAAGCATGGTAAGGACTAGAGTTGTCTAACCCATCCCAACGTAATGCTCCTGGAACAGCATCCATCGCATCTTTTGAAAGGGTTTCTCTTCCCTTCTTGGCTTCCTTTATAAATTCTCTAGCCCTCATTGCGCCTGTCCTTTTATGCTACTCTCTAACATCCATCCGTGTTTGCGATGTGCATCCATGCGTTCTGCTAGGAAATTACTGAATCCATGTTCTCCTGCTTGTTCAGCTAAATCATATACCATTTTTAGAACTTTTAACATCTTGCGATTATCTTCTAGAAGAACCAAGATCATTTGTTCTTTAGGTAATACTTCAATCTGATCTTCAATTTGTGTAAGCATACTTAATTTGGTATAACTTGCAGGCATGTAACTACCTAGACTACGAATCTTTTCGGCGAAGTCGTCAACACTGTCGTATACTTCTTCATAGATTTTTTCGAGTAATTTGTGGTATTCGTAGAAGTCGGGACCTTCCACATTCCAATGAAAATTATGTGCCTTTAGATAAAAACTAAAGGTGCTTGCGAAAGCAATTTTTGCGGCTTTAACTAGGTCATTCATATTTTATATTTAGTTATTTTTCTTTTCCAATAGTTTCACTAATCTAGTGATCTCTTGTTCCCAAGATTCGCCTACTTTAACGCACTTATTGACTCTAATTTTACCCTTACCCTTTCCTCGACTCTTAAGTTTAGTTCCTGCTTTGCGATAACCCTTCCAGCAATTCTTGTCTAAACGCTGTTTAACTTCTTTTACAACTTTTAGATCTGGCTTAGTAGGCTTGGGTGGTTCAGGCTCAGGATCAGCTACAGTTTTTAGAGGAATCTTCTCAATTGGAGCATCTGTAAATCCGCCTCGATTATATGCAGCGGCTAGTATATTGGCCAACTCTGTAGGAGCTGTAGAACATACAACTCTTTTTCCATCTTTAGTAGTTCCTACAATATGCGAAACTTTTTTGTTTGATGGGCTAGGAATAGCATCAAACTTTTCAAAAGTTTCTGGTTCGCCTTTACTTACACCCTGCCTATATAATTTATCTCCTATAGGATCATACATGGGAACTTCTATATCAGGATTTTTATAATAAGGAGTTTTGCCCTTCTGTGCCTGCTTGGTACCAAATTTAGTTTGAATAACATCGCCTTCGGGTAATCTGCTATTTCCGGTAGAATCATATTGAGGGCCACTTGGTGGAGCCATTTGCGCCTGTCCAACTTCTGCCAACTCATCTTCTGATCCTGCATCGCCGGATTTGCGTTCTTCAAATTCTTTTGCTAGATCATTTGCGCGTTGTTTAATTTCTTCTTTATTTGATAACTTGAGTTTTTCTAATAATTTGTTGATTGCGGCAAATTTAGTCTCTCGATCTCTTTTGACGTCATCTCTATATAATAATTGTCCAGCTTCTCCGAAACAGAGATTTAAAAACTTTTCAGCTAGTGAATCATTTTGTTCTTCTGTAAAATTTTGATTAGCTAATTCTAAAGTTCCTAAAAAAGATTTACTTAATTCTCTATCTTGTTTAGATGGAAGATGCCCGAAGAATATTTCAAATTGTTTATCGAGGTCTTGTATGTAAATTCCTTGATCTTGCGAACTTAATTGCTGCATAACAGGAATACCATTAATTTCTTTTGGTTCTCCAGTCGTTGGATCAATATAAGGCTTGTATTTTGGTCTTAGCCCCCCACCTTGTGAACTTGTTACAGCAAATGTATAGTTGCTATCAATTATAGGCTCGGGAGAAATTTTAGTGCTTTTCTTCAACACTCTTGCAACATATTTCTCGCTTCGATTTCCGCGAACTAAGCATCGATTGAGAAATTTATGAAAGACACCTTTGATATTTTCTTGCATGTCTTCCCAAGAACTTGCACGACTATATTTAAACCAATCACTAGGTGATTGAGTTTTGGTATCATATTCTCCAAGTTCTAAGTCAATCTGAACTTTGATAGGAGGATCAGCCAATTCCCAAAGTGAAATGAACTGCCCTGCACTGATTTTATATCCTATAAGTTTTGCACCATTGATAGATTTTCCTGTCTGTGATTTAAGAAACTCTTCAATTTTATTTTTAAGATTTGCATCACATTGCGTGTCGATATCACCGACTTTGGGTTTTACACGAACAAATTCGTCGTCACTAATACCTTTAGTATTAAAAAAATGAACCGATGATCCGCTCAAAAACTCTTTGTTGTTTAATAATTCGGGACTCCAAAGATGTTCTTTATAAACAGAATAAAATGTATTAGCGATTGAATGCAATAATTTGTCAAAAATTCCAACAAGGTGTGTTCTATTATGCACCTGCAGATCTATGTCTTGAGCGCGGTTCCCGTCGATTTCAACATTGCCACCTTCTTGTATCAAGGGCTTTTTAAACATCTCTGCAATGTACATATTACTTACCTAGTTTGTATTCGTCTTTTTCGATATCAGCGTGATGTTGGTCGGCTAATTTTTGGCACAGCGCTTTGCGTACTTCTTTATTGAATAAATCTCTTGGATCTCCCTGCATCTTATGTTTGTGATAAAATTCCATGCAGCCTTTTTCGACCATCGGCATCCACTTCTTTGAATATTCTTTGTGATCAAATTGCCCTGTTTTCTGTTTTTCTCGAATTTCTCTTGCTAAGGGTAAGAAATGTTCTTTGTGTAGTTTATCATTATCTAAAATACTCCAGAATACTTCATCTACTAATTTTTCATCTTCTAAACGAGATTGTCCAGTCATTCCGTCTCGACGATCTTTGCGATCATCGTCTTTATTATGTCTATGGGTATTTCCAAAAAATTCATTGAGTTTCACGATTAAGCACCATATTTTAATAGAATGAGAGAATATCTCTGCAATCTTTTAGTATTTATGCAGAAAAACGTTTTGGAAAATCAATGATTGTAATTAACGAACTCTACGCTACCATTAGGCTGTGTAGAATCTCTTGCCACAGATGCACGTACCCATACAAAATTTCCTGTGAAATTTGTGTAATTTGTAGTAGTCGTGGCAGGAACAATAGGGTATGTGTAGGTTACTGAAGTATTTGTAACAGTAAACCAGTCAGAATTTGACGGATTTGTAGCTAAAGTTGCTTCAACTGCTAATGTTCCCGAAAAATTAGGAGTAACTGTAAAAGTTACGGTATGAAGCCCGTCGCTAGCGCCATAATATCCATCTCCCTTTTCCGGGAGACTTTTAAATGTATTTGAGTTATCCGGAGCTACAGCAGCCGATGGAATAGCCACCGATGTTGCGGTAAATGATCCTGTATTAATAATAAATTCAAACTGTGTGCTTAATGCTGGCATCGTACTATCCTGTTTCAGTATTTATGCTAGATCTGAGCACATATTCCTCAATCAATCGTATGTTTTTATCTATCATTAGTACAACTATACTCAAAACCTTAGGATCAGAAACATACATAAATGGCGTATTAGTCCAATAGATAGAACCATCTAACCACTTAATTGTAGTAGGACTGACATGAATATTATGACCAGTCTGTCGTTCTAACCAATGGTATATGTCTTTTCGAATATCCGGTGGTATATTGTTTTTAAGGAAAATTTTATATTGAAACTTTTCTTTGGGAAAGCTATCGCATACCACTTTTTTCCTGCCTTGATCGATAAGAAATTTTTCATCTTCAGGACTTGCTGGTTTCCAAACCTCAGTAACGTATGATTCAAAATCTTTTAAAATTTTATCTAAAATTGTAGGATCTCTAGAATAGATACTAAGGAAATTATTCTCTGTTCGATATGCAATTTCGTCTTTGGTATATACTGCTAATTTTTCTTTTATTAAAGAAAAGTTATCAAGGTCTGCCTCCGTCATTTTAGAATACCAAGAAAACGGCTTCCATCCATACCGCAGATATCTTGCGTGTGGGATATGACACTCGACCTTATAGATCCATTTACCGTAGAA